AACGGGTCGCACCCTGTAATCAAAGGTGGAAAATGAAGTATGTAGAAGAGTTCTTTGATTATCTGTATTTCAAAATGTTTAAGAAGAAGCCTGGGGATGACATCCCTAAATATCTATCGGGTAAAGGGAAATGTTAGGACTTGTAGACTCCGTTGTCGGAGTAGCAGGGAAAGTCTTAGACAAATTTGTTGAAGACAAAGACCTTAAAACTAAACTTGATGCAGAACTTAGGTCACAACTGATTAGTCTAGATGCCTTACAAGCACAGGCAAACATCGAACAAGCCAAGCACCCCTCCATATTCGTAAGTGGCAGCAGACCAGCGATCATGTGGATTTGTGCCTTTGCCCTTGGCTGGCAATACATCCTTGCACCAGCGACTGCTTGGGGGTTGGCTATCTGGTACCCAGTGATCGATCTTCCCACACTTCAGACAGAAGAACTCACTGGGTTAATCCTAGCTTTACTCGGACTTGGCGGAATGAGGTCGCTAGAGAAAACCAAAGGAGTCGCCAGAGAGAACATGAGGAATAGTAGGTGATGAAGACACCAGAAGAGCTATTAGCAGATTTACACTCAGAGGTCGCTAAAGACCTCCTAAACAGGGTTAAGAGTGGGGAAGCCTCAAGTCAGGAACTTTCTGTTGCTGTGAAATTCCTAAAGGACAACAACATCGAAGCGCAGCCTGTTGAGGACAGCCCTCTAGCTCAATTAATTGAGAGCATTCCTATCTTTGATGAGGAATCTCTGCACTAATTTTCCAGAATTTTATGGGAGAAAAGCCTAAATGCCCTCTAAGGCCACTAGGAAGCCCACACAGAAGGATAAGGGTGTTTCTGGGGGCAGGGTAGCCAAGACATCCAAGAGAGCCACTCAGCGACGATCTGAGGACGTTATTTCAGAGGATTTTAGGAAGTTCCTCTTCCTAATCTGGAAACATCTAAATCTACCACCTCCAACTCCGGTACAATACGACATTGCAACCTATATACAACATGGTCCAAAGCGATCTTGCGTACAGGCATTTCGAGGAGTCGGTAAATCGTGGATTACCTCCGCATTTACGCTCTGGCAACTCTACAGAAACCCCGAAACGAAAATACTCGTTGTCAGTGCGTCTAAGGAAAGAGCGGATGCGTTTTCGACGTTCACTCTCAGGCTTATTTCAGAGGTGCCATTTCTCAAGCACCTAAAACCCAAGGAAGACCAGCGATCATCTAAGATTGCCTTCGATGTTGGTCCTGCAAAAGCTGCCCATGCTCCCTCAGTGAAGTCTGTAGGGATCACTGGGCAGCTAACAGGCTCCCGTGGTGACCTGATCATCGCTGATGACGTTGAAGTTCCTAATAACTCAGCTACTCAGCAGATGCGAGACAAACTCTCTGAGCAAGTCAAGGAGTTTGACGCTGTGCTGTCTCCAGGGGGACGCATAATCTACTTAGGAACCCCTCAGACTGAAGATAGCGTCTACCAGACACTAGCAGATCGTGGGTATGAACTACGGGTATGGCCCGCACTGAAACCTAGCCATAAAGAAGAGCTACAATATGGGAATACCCTGTCTAGGTTTATCTGTGACCTAGGGATTGACGACGGGGAACCTACAGACCCTGACAGGTTTGACACTGAAGACCTACTGGAGCGTAAGGCATCCTACGGTAAAGCTGGGTTCTCTCTCCAGTTCATGTTGAATACTCAGTTGTCTGACGTTGAGAGGTATCCATTGAAGGTCAGGGACTTAATTGTGATGTCCTGTGACAAGGTCATGGCACCCATGCAGATCACCTGGGGGCCTGATGAAGACAGAAGGATGGATAGGCTCACTAATGTCGCTATGAATGGCGACTACATGTATGCACCAATGCATATCGATAGAGAGAATGTCATCGAATACACAGGCTCTGTGATGGCTATAGACCCCTCTGGTAGAGGCCAGGATGAGACAGGGTACGCTGTGGTCAAGATGCTCAATGGGTTCCTCTTTGTGACAGCCTGTGGAGGTCTTAAAGGCGGCTATGATGACCAGACGCTGAAGACACTAGCTGGAATAGCTAAAGATCACTCAGTGAATGCTGTGATTGTTGAAAGCAACTTTGGTGATGGCATGTACACCAAGCTGCTTACCCCTGTCTTGAATAAGACACACCCTGTGATGATTGAAGAGGTCAAACACAGCAGCCAGAAAGAAAAGAGGATCATAGACACCATAGAGCCTGTGATGGCTAGGCATAAGCTAGTGATTGATCCCCAGGTCATTGAAGACGACTACAGCACAGCCCAGAGATACGACCAATCTGCTAGGCTTAGTAAGCAATTGATCTACCAGATGACCAGAGTGACCTATGAGAGAGGCGCTTTGAGACACGACGATAGGCTAGACGCTCTAGCTATGGCTGTGGGGTACTGGGTAGAACAGATGAGTAGAGATGAGGCTTTAGGCGTTCTAGATGAGCGTTCTAAGGCACTTCAAGCTGAACTTGATGACTTCATGGATGCTGTGAACAACCCTATGGTCAATAGAAAAACTAACATGGCATCTAAGCCTTTGATTTGGATGAACTAATAATTTATGGCCTAAATAGAAGTGATACCCCTGGGGGGTTATACACTACACATTAAAGATTCTCTTAGGAGTTCTTAGGAATTCTTAGGAAGTATATAGAGATAAATCTCTTAGACAATTAAAGACACCAATTAAAGACCTCTTTTATGGACTCCCCCTTTTCCTCCTTGATGTCTAAAGAGGTCTTTATAGTCCCTCTCTGAGGCAATGCTTGTCCCCCCTCCAAAGAGTCTCAGAGAGGGACACTTTAGATGTAGTAGAGAGAGTGTAAATAGAGAGCTATGAGACAACAGTATGAGATGAATCTAGAGATGTCACTTAGCGACAACCAAGAGAGCGAAGCCTATAAGACACCTCCAGATGTAAGAGACAACTCACAGCAAGACTCTGTACCTAGAAGTCAAGAGACTTGCTCCTCAGTGTGTACCTGTGAGGACTGTGGGTGTACTGAGGATACTTGTGATTGCCTCTGTAATGTTTCTTCCTAATATAATCTACCATTGGGTATCTAATGGATTTTGGTAGAAAAATCTGAAGCGTTAATAAGTTAACCTTCCGAGCGAAATTCCCCCGTGGTGGGTCGCTATATCCCTCTAGATTGCGAGAAATCGGGGCCCGCCCCCCTCTATTTTCCAAAATCGCACCATGATATGCCGCAAACCGCAGAATTCGGCCATCTATCACGGTTTGAATATCCGTTTCGCGCCTGTCACGGGATTGATACGCTATTATATAGGGCCGTCGCGTTGCCGATTCTGCGCCCGTTGCCTGTTTTTTTCTTCCGGTGTTTTTTTATTTTTTTTCGTATTTTTTTATTGACTCCATACCGAATGGTATCTATATTCTGACTATCAACAAACACCAAAACGGAGTCGAACAATGTCAAAATTTACATCAAAAGAAATCGAAGAATATTTCGCAGAACGCGAGCGCCTCGGACTCGCTGACTACCGCGACCATACCGGAACCGGCGACGACGTGCGCGACTATATCAACACGCACGAATCAGCCTCTACTATCAAAAATAATTCATACGTCCCGACTCATGGGATTACCGATGTGTGGGGGCGTTAACATGACCATCTTACGAAAAGCATATGACTATTGGATCATGTCACCGGAAGATCGCCGCATACTTAAAATTCGCAAACAGAACAACGCCTATCTGCGCCAAGCATTGGCGTTAACAGAACAAGAGCGGTCCGAAAGGATTCGATTGGCTCTTAAAGGGAAATAATCCAATGATGATTCAAAACATATATGGACTCGACCTGTCACCTAAGCCGCTTCCGCGAAATCGTCGCGGACTCTTCAACATGTCAACGCGAAAAGTTGGGGGCTTGCGTTTCATAAAAATCGGCCGTCTTTGTGTGTCGTGCTGTGTCACTCGCGAATATAGGAGTCTGTAACATGACAAGTAAAGAAATGCGCGACATATGTATTACCGCGATTGATGCGGCGCTAGTGTCACGCGGAAAAAACAAGGGCACTTTAAAAGCCAAGTGTCCACCAATGGGCACCGACGGCGCGGCAGCATGGCAAGCAATAACTGCCCATGCGAATCCCTATAAAATGGGAATAGGTCATATGCTTTTTTTCAACGAACGCCAACAAGCCATATATGACGCAATCGACAAATCATTGCACGGCGCGGACGTTCGCCATTTAGACCGCGACCGCGTTGTGCTGGAATCCCTAGGCGTCTTTTAAGTTAACCCATACCAATCATAGGAGTCTGACATATGGAATATCAAGCACTTGTGACGAATAAGCATGTCGAGATAATCGCGTGGCTTGTTGATGACGCACAGCACCTATCATCTATCACAACAATAGATTCGCCGCCCGCGATTGACCGCGATGATGTGCCAGTGTTCGACCATGCAGAACTAGGAGTCCAATAGATGAACATTCGCTCAATCAATCCAAAGCTATGCAACGGCGATTACCTCACAGCGCAACGCGAATACAAAGCGAACAGGATGCATGAAGCAACTGCAATCGGGATGATTGCAAATGATAAAGATTTCATTGCCGAATGCGAATTGCGGGGAATGGACATTGCCAAATCAGCCCGCGACATAGTGCGCGATCAATGGGCGCAAGCCCGTTATTTGTCTGCAATAAATCATACCGATTAGAAGAGGATTCCAATCATGGGACAAGCTATACAATTCCAACGTTTTTTCAGCGTGGACAGCCCGAAAGCAATCAAGGCTTCTAAATTTGGCTACCTAAATGCAATCAATTATATGGCACCGTATAAAAGTGCAGGGCGCGGCAATCTTTGTGCCAATGCGTCGCCCGGTTGCATTGCGCTTTGCCTAGGGTGGTATTCTGGCCAAGCATCGTTTGTCGCAGACTTGGAACGCGACATAAACAACGTTCGACGCTCCCGCATTCGTAAGACTGAATCATTTTTCAACGATCCACAGCGATTCATGCATGAGGCGATCTATCACATTATCAAGCTGGAACGCCGCGCCAGAAAATTAGGACTCAAGCTTTGCGTGCGACTAAATGGTTCGCAAGATATCCCATTTGAGCGCATCAAAATCGCAGCGCACGATAACCGCAATATTTTCGAATTGTTCCCGCATGTTCAATTCGTTGACTACACAAAGATACTATCCCGCGTACTATCAACGGATAAGCCAAAGAATCTACATCTAACGTTTAGCCGTTCCGAAATAAACGAGTCGGAATGCAAGCGCGCACTAAACGCTGGAGTTAATGTCGCCGTTGTTTTCGCGGATGGACTCCCGCTTACTTACATGCGCCGCCCGGTAATTGATGGCGACCAGCACGATTTGCGGCACTTGGACAAACAAGGCAAACGCGGATTCATCGTTGGCCTATCGCCAAAGGGCCGCAAGGCAAAGCGCGATGAAAGCGGCTTTGTGGTGCGGGGGGCGGCGTAATGCATCCTTGTTCTATCCCGCCATACTGCGAACGCATTGAAAAGTACAGCGCCCACCGATTCCCAAAAAGAATTCAACGGATGTTTGAATTGCATCCTAGGGCGCAAGCGGTAATCGCCATTACCAATATGCGTCAAGCTAATAAGGCGCTGCGCTTATATTAATGCCCTTATTAGATATCCCAAAAGTCTAGCCCGGTTTATTCCGGGCTTTTCTTTTGCCTGCCAAATGCGAACGATTATCAAACGCATCCAGGCTAAATGCGAATCATTCGCAATCTATAAGGTCATCTGATCCTAATCATC